CCGACGACCGTCCACGTCGCGGTCGACGTGCCGTTCGTGGCGGTGCAGATGTAGAGCTTCGCGTTCGTCACGTCGACGAGCAGGCCGCCGAGGGCGACCTGGCCGGCGTAGGCGTTGGCCGCCGGCGCACCGGCGTTGACGATGGTCCGCTGGAGACCGTCGGCACCGAGGATGCTGCCGCCAGTCGAGGGGATGATGGGCATGTGGTCCTCCTTGAACCGGGTGCTGGGCGACCCCTCCTGGGGCCGCCCAGCGGTGGTGTCAGATGCCGGTGACCGTGCAGAACGCGGCCGGGCGGGTGAACGCCAGGGCGGCGCGCATGTCGGCGCGGACAGCCTGCTTGCCCTCCACGAAGAACGTGGAGTGCGAGTCGGAGACCTTCACCTCGATGCCGCGCTTCACCGCGAGCAACGAGAAGTTCCCGAAGTCGCCGACGACGCCCGTGTTCTGGGTCTGCGCGTCGGACTGGACGACCTGGATGCCCCAGATCCGCTCCGGGCCGGCCTCGCTGGGGTTGCCCCAGATGTAGATGCCGTCGACGGTGCGGAGCAGGCGGATGTCCTGCCAGTCCAGCGGGTGCATGACCACGGCGTCGGGGAACGCGCGGCCGGTGACCCGGACGAGCACGATCGCCTTGTAGACCGCGTCCGGCGTCGGGTCGGCGCCCTTGGCCTGGGTCTGGATGCCGACGACGTTGTTCACGCCCCGCAGGTTCGGGGTCGTGCCGTTGCCGGTCAGGATCTGGCCGTCGAGCCGCTGCCGGATCTGGAACCGGAGCCGGTTGTCGAGGTAGGTCCCGATGCCGTCGACGTCCTCGAGCTGCTCGTCGGTGACGGGCACCCACACGGCGATCTTCTGGACGGTGGAGGAACGCTCGGTCAGCGCGAACGCAGACTCGCCGTAGGTGCCACCCTCGGAGGTCTCGGCCGCGTTGTTGGTGAAGGTGGTCTCCTCCATGTACTTGTAGGCGGCCTGGTTCCAGGGGAACATCGGGATCAGGTCGGTGACCTGGATGGGGCGCTGGGCGTTCTCGACGACGAGCCCGGAGCGGGTCGTCTCGGGGGCCCAGCCGGCCGACGTGGTCATGAGGGTCTTCAGGTCGACGTCGAGGGTCGCGGAGTCGCCCTTGCGAGCGTAGGCGCCCGACTTCACGAACTCCTCACCGAACGACTTCGGCTTGTGGCCCTTGGTGGCCTCGTCGGCGCCGGTCTCCGCGCCGCCCTCGTCGCCGGCCTCACGGCGAGCCTTCACGGCCTCCGCGGCCCGGGCGACGTCCTGGAGGCTCTTGATCTCCGCGCCCAGGTCGGACATCTCGGCGTTCAGGTTGGTGATGTACTCGGCGACCGACTTGGAGTCGCCGGCGCCCTCGACGCCCGTGACCTTGGTGAGGTCGATGTCGGGGCCGGCCTCGGCGAAGATGCGGCCGAGCTCGTCCTGACGGTGCTTCAGCTTGCCCTGGGCCTCGACCAGGGCGGGGAAAGTGGTGCTCATGATCGTCTCCTCAGACGGTGATGGTGGAGAACAACGTCGACCGCAGCAGCGCCGCGCGGGCCTGCTTGACGGCCTCCATGGCCTCCGGGGTGATGCCCTCGTCCGCCGGTGCGGAGAGGGAGTCGAGCAGGCTCTTCAGTCGGTCCATCGACGCCGCGACCCCGGCCAGGGCCTCGGTGTTCACGGTGGACAGCGACTTGCCCATCTCGGCGCGGAGGGCGACCACCCGTTCCGCACTTGCCACGACGTCGTCGACGACGGCCGTCGCCGCCACCAGTTCGTCGTGCAGACTGTCGGCGCCCTTGGTGCCCAAGGTGCGCGTGTTGATCCCCGCGCCCATCAGGACCGGGGACACCTCCTTGATCTTCCCGATCGACTCGAGGTAGGTGACCTGCTTGCCGTCGAGCTCGCCCTGACGGCTCGTCACGTCCTGCAGCGAGTAGGACCACTCACCCAGCGGCCCGAGACCCTTCACCGTGTTGAAGGTGTCCCGGCCGTGGGTGGTGTCCATGAAGAACTCACCCTCGAGGATCGCCTCGGTGTCCGTGGTCCGGATGACACCCTTCCCGACGGGGAGCTTCTCCCAGTGCGAGGAGTGGCCGTAGGCGGAGATCACGACCTCGGCGCCGTCCTTGATCGCGCCCGGCAGGGTGATGTCCCCGTCGTGGTCGACCACGTTGAACGTCGAGAACACGGCGGAGACCTGGCCCAGGTCGGCCGACTTCACGGTCAGGCCGGTGAAGGTCTTCAGGTGCATGTCACCCTCCTGCGGGTGTCGGTGCCGGCGGCACGCTGCCGGGGGCTTGGAGCTGGACGGAGTAGAGGCCCGAATGCTCGAGCGCGGACAGGTTGCCGGTCTGGAGGTACTCCACGACCGAGGTCGGGGTGTAGCCGGCGTCGGTGAGCTGGCGGGCGGTGATGGCCTGCTTCTCCTGGATCGCAGCGACGTCGGTGGTGTCGTCGCGGAGGAACGCGACCTCGCGGTCGTCGTAGGTCAGGAACGTCCCGGGCGCCGGGTTCGTCAGCACGGTCTCCAACGACGCCGCCGCGGTCCGCCACAGCGGCCGGATCGTCTTGTCGCCGGTGAGCCGGATCGCGGCCTTGAAGTTCCCCGCGTTCAGCGACGACCCCTGCAACCCCTCCGAGAGCCCGACGATGGTGGGATGCATCCCCGACGCCGCAGCGATCCGCGTCTCACCCGCGCCCTGGGTGACCTTGAAGTCGAGCTGCTTCAGGTCCGCGCCGTTGGTGGTGACGTCAGCGCCGCCGCCGAGGAACAACGTCTTGTAGGCCATGTCGACGCCCTGGGTCTGGGCCTTGAACTTCGCGACAAACTCTTCGTACTCGTCGGGGTCGACGTCCTTGTCGAGAGTCACGACCGTCGAGATCGTGGCGCCGTTCTCGAAGAACTTCTTCTTGTGCTTCGTGGCAGCCTTGTCGGCCTCGATCTCCCGGAGCACCGGCGTCATCCACGACATCCCCCGGAACCGCGCCATCGGGTCCGGCAGCGGCGAGTAGTGGACGACCTCGCCAGGCAACAGCAGCGTCGGCTCGAGCGCCTTCCCCAGCGACGGCGGGTCGTAGAGGTAGCCCACGATCTTCGCGTCGATCGCGTTCGGGTGACCCGAGTTCGAGCCCACTACGATCGTCACCCAGTCCGGCCGCATCCGCGACAGCCGCCGCGACGGCCCCCGGGCCGCCCGACCCACGTTGCCGTCATCATCGACCGTCGTCGCGTAGAAGTTCCCCGCGTTCCCCGAGTCCTGGTCCATCCGAATCAGGAGCTCGCCCGTGGTCCCACCCGGCCACGGCCGCTCGAGGAGCGCAAGCTCAGCATCCGTGAACAGCGGCTTCGATCGGCCGTTGACGTACTGCCGCCACGCGAAACGGGCCTCGGAGAACAGCAGCTGCCGCGCCGTGGCGCAGGCGAACACGATGCCGTTCTCCTTGTAGCCCTCGCGGACGTAGGCCTCGAAGTTGTTGCCGATGTTTTCCTTGTTCGGCAGCAACCCCGACCCGTAGCTCGAGGACGAGCCTGCCCAGAACGGGGGCTGCACGAATCCCTTGCGGCCGACGAGCCGCGCAGACCAGCGCATCAGTCAGCCTCCACCAAGAACAGGACCGCGAGGCCGGCCGCGAGGATGCCGCCGACGATCTTCGCGGCCGGGACCGACCAGCCGGCCACGCCGTCGACGACCAGGGCCGACGCGCCGATCAGGATGATGGCGAGGACCGCTTCACGCAGGATGTGCATGGGGGGTCTCGCTTTCAGACGATGGAGGCTCTCGGGATCCGGCGCTTCTTCGGGTTGATGAAGCCCCACAGGGCGAGGGTCACGGCGACGATGCCGTCGATGTCGCCATCGGAGACCTTGTGACCCCAAACGCGGCGGGCGTCGCCGACCGGGCGCCAACGCGCGGCCTCGACGTGCTCGGTCAAGGTCCGGTTGTTCGGGTGGATGATCCGCTTGTCGCGGACCCGGTCGTAGATGTCGGAGCAGGCCGACACGTACTCCTCGAGCTTGACCTCGACGACGGTCCCGCCGGCGGCGGTGATCTTCTCGGCCAGCTTCTTCCCGGTGTTGGATCCAGTGTCGACCATGACGGGAATCCGGTGCTTCTTGCTGATCCGCGCGGCCTCGTCGGGGAGCCACTCGGTCCCTTCGCGGCGCTGGTTCAGCGACACGCATGGGACGCCGTCGACCTGGCCGACGACACCGATCGACGCGAACTCACGGTCACGGGAGATCGAGACACCGATCGCGATGGGGGTTGGGAGCTCACGGATGGTCTGGCCGCAGGCAGCCCAGTTGCCGAGCGCCGTCTCTTCGCCCTCACGTGGCTTCCGCTGCCACTGGTTCAGGTAGGCGCGACGGAAGTCGGCGAGCTTGTTCTCCCGGACGGCCTTGTTGTAGACCCCCTGGATGGTCTTGATCGACGTGGTGTGCTGCTTGCAGCCTGGCGGGCACTCTGGCCGGTGCAACGCGGGCATGCACGCCAGCCACGTCTCGATCGCCCCAGGGTCCGCGTCCTCCGGGGCCGACCACTCGAAGTACGCGGTGCCGTGGCGGACGTCCTGCTCGACGAGCTTCCGCCCAGCCTGGACCTTGGTGAGGAGGTACGGGGAGGCGTCTTCCCATCCGGCCGTGGAGACGGCGCCGAGCTGGTGGTTCGCGCGGGTCTGCATGGCCGGCTCGAAGGCCTGCTCCATGCGGTTGTCCTGCTGGGAGAATGCCTCGTCGATGTAGGCCTCGTCGAGGGTGTCGCCGTGACCGGCCTTCTCGGTGACCGCCTCGACCGCGAACAGCGACCCGTTCGGGTAGCGGATGTCGACGTTGACGTTCCCGGTCCGGACCCGGGCCTTGATCTTCCGGGCTCCGAACCCGATGGCGCGGGCGTAGTCGCGCTCGAACTTGTTGGTGGCCTTGAGCTTGGTCTGCGCCGCGTAGGCCACGGTTTGTTCGGGCCGAAGAACTTGGTGGCCAGGCACCGGTG